GCTTCATCGGCAACCGCTTTCACAGCGGGGACATGGACAGGGTGCGCGACATCTTGAACGCGCTCGCGGCCTATCAGGGGAAGCCCCTTGTCACATGGGCGGAGCTGAACCTGCTCGAAAAGAACGGCGATGCGCTTCGCGTCGGCGCCGAGCTTCCAGATCCGTTCCAAAGCGAAGGGGAGAGGCGGCACAATCCGAAGACGGTCGTTGTGCCCGGGCGCGACGTCTGGCTCAAGACATTCCAGAACGGCAACGGGCATCTGTTTTTCGGGCCGCAGGCACTCCTTGACATCAACCGGGCGCTGGCCGAGTTCTACGGGGACGTGCTGCCGGACAGCCCCGAGGCGCAGGAGGAACGGCCCACGCCGCGCCACACGGGGACGCTCGTCGCCCGCGATCTGCAATTTTATCCGACCCCGCAGAAGGTGATCGACCGGATCGTGCGCGACATCACGTCCCGCCGCGGCGGGCTGAGCGGGCTCCGCATCCTTGAGCCGTCCTGCGGCGATGGGAGGATCATGGACGCGCTGCGGGCCGCCGGTGCCTCCTGCTACGGGGTCGAGGTTGATCCAGCCAGAGCGCAGGAGGCGCGGGCAAAGGGTCACGCTGTTCTGCGCGAAAATTTCCTTGAGGTCGAGCCGGGCGCGGGGGGCCTATGGTTCGACCGCGTGGTGATGAACCCGCCTTTCTACGGGCGGCACTACGCGAAGCACGTCCGGCACGCCCTGACCTTCCTCAAGCCGGGCGGGACGCTGGTGGCGATCCTCCCCGCGACCGCGCGATACGACCACGGCCTTCTCGATGACCTCTCCCCCGATTGGGAAGACTTGCCCATCGGCGCCTTTGCGGAGAGCGGGACAAACGTCAACACCACCATCGCCACGATCTACAGGAGAGCACAATGACCCGCTTCGCTTTTCCCACCTTCCTCCTTTTCGGAGCGCTCCTCACGGCGCCACTACCGGCGGCATCGCAGGTCGAGACGATCTGCGGAAACTTCGGGCAAATCGCTGAGGGCATCATGCGGCTCCGTCAAGAGGGCACGCCCATGTCCGAGCAGATGGGCAACGCGGCGATCATGGCGCAGGGCAACCCTGACCTTGAGAAGGTCTTTCGCGGCATGGCGATGTGCGAGATGCAAGGCGTCCGCATCCCGCGCCGATACTTCGTCGGGCGCGTCTTCGGGCTCCGCTTTGTCGTGACGGTGGCGGACGACGACAGGCAGGTCGAGATAAGCCTGACCTCCGTCGATCCGACGAAAAGGCCGCGGCGCGATCAGGAAGAGGATTTCTGGCGGCTGCTCGGAGGAAGCCCGGAGGCGGCGCCGACGATCATCTCCGAGGGGCGGGGGAAGCATTGGGTGATAGGGGGCCGCCGTGGCGCATATTGACCCGCACCGATGCGAGACGATGGCGGCGATCTGCGCGGTCCTTGACCGGCTCAAGCTGATGCCGAGCACCGTCTATTCGCTCGAAGTTCACAAGGCTGGATTGAGGAGGCTATGGGCGGACCCGACCGGCATTGAATTGAGCACCCGGCGCTCGCTCGAAATCCTTCTTTCGCGGCTCCGCATGGACACGGACACGGCGACGGAATTGAGGGTCGAATTGGAGCGTGCGCGGCTGGCGGAAATGCAAGAGAAGGACCGCGGGAAATGACGACCGAGCGCCCTTTGTGGCTTTGGATTGCGGAGGCGGATTTCCGAAGGATGTCCTCCGCGAAACAGAAAGAGCTTGTCGGGGATGCAGTCCGCGCCGCGCCAAAGGCGGATCGGAGTGACGGGAGGAATGTCTCGTCGCGCTGGCAGCAGATCAAATCGGCGCGCGAAGCTTACTGGCGGGAGCCAAAGCCCGAAAAGCCCTCCGCGCCTGCGCGGTCTCTCTACGGCCCGGGGCACGAGCCGCTTTCGGCGGATGAAATCAACCGCTGGCTTCAAACGCTCCCGCCCGCCCCGCTTGCATAGGCGTGACATGCGCGCGGGCGTGCAGAAATCGTGATAAATCAAGGCCCGGACCCCGCTATCGTGACGCGATGTCACGCACTGTCACGCAGCCGCCCGGGCCGCTTGTCATTCGCTGTTGCTCGCTATGCGTGTCCGGCCTCACAAAAAATTTTTTTCGGCACGCTCCGGGCCGGTTAACCGCATTGCGGCGCAACGAAAAAACCTCCCCCGGGCACCGCGTCGGCGCCATACGGGGGAAATTATCCTGTTGACAGGCCCGGCAGGTTCGGTCGATTTCCTCGCGCATCGGCCCCCCGTGCGCGCGCTACGCGGAGGGGGTAAGGGGGACAGAGGGGATGTGACGGAGGCCCCTTGAGGGCCTCTGTCACAGACCCGTATCTCCTCTAGGGCCTATCCCTTCCAGAAATTATCTAGAGACTGCGCGCGAAGACGGAGCGCGCGGCCCCGTGAAGGGCCGCTCGCTCCCTCCGAAAACCGCCCCACCTGACCGGAGAGCTTAGATGCGGATCGACATTCGCCTCTCCGACGATCATATCCAGCGTTTCGCCAATATGACCGCCGCAGTCGGGGAGGGAAAAGCTCGCCTCGCAATAGCGCGAGCGATCAATCGCGTCGTGGATAGCGTGCATGGCAAGGTAATTCGGGCCGTCGTAAAGCAGACCTCCATCCCCCGCCGAATTGTAAAGCTGGCGGTGCAGAAATCGAAAGTCTCCGTCAAGGGAGACGGGCCGTTGCAGGGAGTGATCTACGCATCAGGCCGCCCGATCAGCCTCAAGCACTTCGGCGCGCGGCAATTCAGCTTCGGCGTCCGCGCAAAGGTGTGGGGCGAGACACGGCGATATGCGTCTCACTTCATCAATGCCGGTCGCTGGAATAGCGGCAATCCCGTCAGCCGCGGGCACGTCTTTCAAAGGGTCGGCAAGAAGCGCCTGCCCATCGAAAAGATCGACGGCCCATCCATCCCGGAAGGGCTGATCGCAGGAGAAGCCACTCACGCCTTCACATCGACGGTCGAGACCATGCTCCCGGCTCGCGTCTCCCACGAGCTAGGCCGCCTCCTCCAAGCCTAAACGACCCAAGCGCCCCACCCCATCCTCCTCCCGGGGGAAAGGCGCAAGGGCCGCGAGGAGGGCAGGACACGCGCGCCCCCAAGCGTGCGCCCCCTCCTCGCGCGCCAAGACCAAGAGCAAGGCCCCCGGCGGGGGAGAGGGGGGCAAGGGCAAGCCCCCCCCCCTCCCCTTAGGGACCGTCCCCCCGCCCCCTAGCCTGCGGGGCCGAAGCGCCCCGGCTTTCGCGCGTTTTTCCACTTTCTGAAAACCCGTTTTGACTTGGGGCCGATGCCCCGCAAGCCCGGAGAACCCCCTTGCAGATCGACGTCACCCTTCGGCCCGTGGCGGACCTCGCGCCCTACAGCCGGAACGCCCGGAAGCACAGCACAGCGGCGGTCGCCCGCCTCGTTGCGATCATCGAGGACATGGGCTGGACCAACCCGATCCTTGTGGACGAGGACGGGATCGTGGCTGGCCACAAGCGCCGCCTCGCGGCGTTGTCGATCTACGAGAAAGGCGGGACGATCCGTCTGCCCGGCGGGCGCAAGCTGCCCGCCGGGATGGTGCCAGTCCTTGACGTCTCCGGCTGGACGGAAGCGCAGCGTCGGACCTACATCCTTGCGGACAACCAGACGACGCTGGAAAGCGAGTGGGATGGCGAGATACTGCGACTGGAGCTCTCGTGGCTTGAAGGCGCAGGTGTCGACATGGGTTTGACCGGCTTCGACGCAGCTGCGCTTTCCGCCGCTCTTGGGTTTACCAAGGACGGAAAAGACCTTGGCGATCCAGACGCTATTCCTGAAGCGGACGAGAGCAAGCCCGCGGTTACATCCCCGGGCGATGTCTGGCTTCTTGGCGCATACTTCGAGTGTGAAGCGTGCGGGAAGCAGTTCAGCTACGAGGAAGGCCAAAAGCTCGGCGGCGAGTGCGACTGCGACAAGGAGTGAATGCATGGCGAAGCTGGTAATGAAAGCACGCCATCGTTTGATGTGCGGCGACAGCACGAGCGCGCAGGATGTGGCGAAACTCATGGCGTCTGCTGTGGCGACGTTTGTGTTCACATCGCCCCCCTACGCTCAGCAGCGCGACTATGGCGCGGCGAAAGAGAAGGTCGGCGATTGGGATGCGCTGATGCAGGGCGTCTTCGCAGCAGCGCCCGTCACCGTCGATGCACAACTGCTGGTGAACCTCGGCCTCGTTCACCGCGATGGCGAATGGATGCCGTATTGGGAAGGCTGGGTCGACTGGATGCGCGCGCAGGGCTGGCGGCGGTTCGGATGGTATATCTGGGACCAGGGGCCGGGCCTGCCGGGCGACTGGAATGGCCGCCTCGCGCCGTCGCACGAGTTCATCTTCCACTTCAACCGCCAGCCCCGAAAGCCAAACAAGACGGTCGAGAGCAAGCACGCAGGCGAGACCCTCGGCGGCGGCGGCCTGCGCGGGGCGGACGGCACGGTCCATCGCAAGACCGGATATGGCAACGCGATCCAGAGCCACCGTATTCCGGACAGCGTCTTCCGGATCATGCGCCACAAAGGCGGCCTGTGTGCTGCCGGATCGCACCCGGCCGTGTTCCCCACGGCGCTGGTGGAGGAGGTGTTCGCGGCGTTCACAGATCCCGAAGAGCTGGTGTTCGAGCCGTTCTGCGGCTCCGGCACGCAAGTGATCGCTGCGGAGAAGATGGGAAGGCGCTGCTTCGGAATGGAGATCGATCCCACATACGTTGATGTGGCATGCAGGCGATGGCTGCACTTCACGGGCGCTGAGCCGGTTCACGAGGCCACGGGCAAGACATTCAGCGAGATGATAGATGGCAAAGCTTAAACTCAAATCGACCCATCGCATCATCTGTGGTGACAGCACTGACCCCGAGATCGTTTCAGTGCTGCTTGGTGCAGAGAAGCCTCACCTGATGGTAACGGACCCACCCTACGGCGTTGAATACGACCCCTCTTGGCGGGCGAAGGCTGGGGTGAACAAGAACACGAAGAAGCTCGGCAATGTGCTGAATGACGACCGCGCCGACTGGCGCGATGCTTGGGCTCTTTTCCCCGGCGACGTTGCCTACGTCTGGCATGTAAGCCTGTTCACCCGCGAGGTGTTCAACAGCCTAGAAGCTTGCGGCTTCAAGCACAGGTCCATGATCATATGGGTCAAAGATCGGTTCACGCTCGGAAGAGGTGACTATCACTGGCAGCACGAGCCGTGCTGGTATGTCGTCCGCGATGGGAAGGCAGGCCGCTACGTTGGTGGACGCAGCCAGTCCACGACTTGGCAAATTCCGTCTCGGGACGACAGCGGCGTCGGCCACGGAACACAGAAGCCCGTCGAGTGCATGAAGCGGCCCATCGAGAACAACAGCGAGCCGGGAGACGCGGTTTACGAGCCGTTTAGCGGCTCCGGCACGACCATCATCGCTGCCGAAATGACAGGCCGCCGGTGCTACGCAGTCGAGCTTAGCCCAGCCTATGTGGACGTCGCTGTGAAGCGATGGCAGGACTTCACCGGCAAGGAAGCGATCTTGGTCGGCTCCGGCGCGACGTTTGCCGAAGTCGCATCGCTCCGGGACGCGGCATGAGCCGGACGCAGTCGCGCCGGGCTTCACTGGTCGAGGCAACCACCAACACGGTCGTCGGCTACGCGCTCGCGGTCGTCACGCAGATCGTGGTCTTCCCGGTATTCGGCATCGAAGCCGACCTGTCGGCGCACCTTGGGATCGGAGTGGCCTTCGTGGCGGTCTCGCTCGTGAGAGGCTACGCCCTGCGTCGGTTCTTCGAGTGGCTCAGGCTGCGGGGCGAATAGAAAAGGCCGCCGCTTGTGGCGGCGGCCTTTCGATGCAGGCTCGCGTCAGGCGATCCGGTAGACCCGGCCTCGGCCATCGATCTTCTCGGATGTCACGTTCAGTCCTGCCTTCTTGAGCGCGCCAGCGAAGGCTCCGCGCACCGTGTGTGCTTGCCAGCCGGTCTTCTCCATGATCGCCGCGATGGTCGTGCCTTCCGGGGCGCGCAGCATTTCGATCATGGCGGCCTGCTTCGTGGCAGGGCGCGGCATCTGCTGTCCTGCTTGCGCATTCGACGCGCGCGTTTTCTTCGCGATTGTGGGGACCGGAACCTCGGCCTCGATCACCTTGATGGCGGCCCGGCGGCTCTTGCCGCACTTCGGCAGGGCAGGAGCCTCCGGCTTGCGCATGTCCATCTGCGCATGAAGGTCGGCGCGGGCAGCTTCGAAGGACATGCCGAGCGTTGCGTCAGGGCCTAAAATGTTGTTCTCGGTCGCCACCGTGATGAACCGCTTGATCGCGGCTTCCTTGTTGGCCGACCGCTTGTAGCTGCCGCCGGTGATGATGGCGGTGAGCTGAGCGATTTCGGTGCTGGAAAGGGTGGTCATCGGTTTTTCTCCAATCAATCAGGTCCACGGCCAACCCGTAGACGTGATGGACATTGGGGATTACACCGGAGATTGCAACATCAAAGCTGGAAATAATCCTGAATGAACAAGCATTCGGAAGCACAAGGAGACATGATCACCCTCGAGGTCGCCGGTCGCCTCCTGATGATCGGTCCGGAACGCGTCCGGCAGCTCATCAAGGCAGGTTATATCCAGCGCCCGAAGCCGGGCTTCACGACCGTCGTTTCGGCGGTGCAGGGCTACATCCGTTTCCTGAAGGACGACGCCCGGCAGAACACGAAGAGCGCGGCGGCGAGCCGCGCGGTAGATGCGCGCGCGGCGGAAATCGAGCTGCGGATCGCGGAGCGCAAGCGCGAGGTCATTCCCCGGGAGGACGCGGAGCTTGCGATGGACCTCGTGGTGGGCGAGGTCAACAAGGTCTTCACGGGGCTCCCCGCGCGGATCACGCGCGACGTGCCGCTCCGCCGACTGATAGAGGCGAAGCTGAATGACGGCAAAGCGCAGATCGCGGAAGCTCTCGCACGCGGCAAGTTCCTTGCTGAAACGGGCCGTGACACTTCTGACCCCGACGCGCCTGACGCACCCTGACGAGTGGGGCGCGGCGAACCGGATTTACGCGGAGACGTCAGGCCTGCCCGGGCCGCGCAACCCCTACCTCACCGCCTATCTAGTCCCCTTCATGCGCAAGGTTCACGCCGGGACGCACAAGCGCGTCGTCGCGGTGACGGCTGCGCAAAGCGGGAAGACCGAGAGCATCCTCGATGGCATCGGGGCGCGGATCGACCAGCGCCCGGCTCCGATCCTCTATGTTGGGCCGTCCCGGGACTTCGTGACCGACCAGTTCGAGCCGCGCCTGATGGAGCTTCTCGATCAGGCCGAGACGCTCCGCGCGAAGGTCGCCCGCGGCAAGCGGCAGAAGAAGCTCCTCAAGGTCGTCGGCGGTGTCCGCATTCGCCTTGGCTTTGCGGGCTCCTCTACCAGCCTGAAATCCGACCCCTTCGGCCTTGGCTTCGTGGACGAATACGACGAGATGATGGGCAACATCAAAGGCCAAGGCGATCCTCTCGGGCTCGCGGAAGCGCGCGGCGACACTTATGCCGACTTCGTGACGGCGGTCGTCTCGACGCCCTCTCAAGGCGCGGTCGAGATTGAGCGCGACCCTGTTTCCGGGCTTGAGTTTTGGCGCAAGACTGACCCGGAGCTTGTCCAGTCCCCGATCTGGCGACTGTTCCAGCAGGGAACCCGCCACCACTTCGCGTGGGCTTGTCCGCACTGCGGAGAATACTTCATCCCCCGCCTTCGGGACTTGCAATGGCCGAAGGGCGCGACCCCGGCGGAGGCGCGGCGTGGAGCTTATCTGCAATGCCCGCAAGGCTGCGCCGAGCCGATCCTTGACCATCACAAGCCGGAGATGATCGCCGGGGGCGTGATGATCGCGCCCGGGCAGACGCTTGAGGAGGCGCGGCAGGGGGTCAACGAGCCAGATGTTGACACTTGGTCGTGCTGGACTTCCGGTCTTTGCTCGCCCTTTGTGACCTTCGGGGACCGGGCGGCCCGCTATCTGACCGCGCTTGCATCGGGCGAGACCGACAAGGTGCAGACGGCGGTCAACGCGGCCTTCGGGGAGGTCTATGACGTCTCGCTCGGGGCCGACGTCCCCGCATGGGAGGAGGTTCTCAAGCGGCGCCTCCCCTATGCCCGGGGCAGCATCCCGAGCGGCGGGCTTCGGCTTTTCATGGCGGTAGACGTCCAGAAGTTCTCGCTGATCTACGCCATTCGGGCCTTTGGCTCCCGGGGCACGTCGTGGCTTGTCGATCATGGTCAGCTCTACGGGCCGACGCAGGACGATGACGTCTGGACCGCGCTCGCGGATCTGATGCTGACGCCAGTCGGCGGGATGCAGGTCGAGCGGGTCTACATCGACAGCGGTTTCCGCCCGGACAAGCCAGACCAAGGCAGCGAGCACAAGGTTTACGAGTTCTGCCGCCGCTTCTCGTGGATAGCCAGCCCGACCAAGGGCAAGGATGTCCAGCATCCGCCCTATCGGGTGGCGAAAATCGAGGTCAAGCCGGACGGCAAGAAAGCGGTCTACAGCATCGACCTTGTGTGGCTTTCGACCGACTTCTTTAAGTCGCTGGTCGTGTCACGTCTCCGTATCCCTATGGGGGTGCCGGGCGCGCTCTACCTCAACGCGGACGTCGAGGAAGACTATGCGCGTCAGCTCACAAGCGAGGCGCGGATCATCGAAAACGGCAAGCCGAAGTGGGTCCAGCGCGCGCGCGACAACCACTTCTTCGACGTCGAGGCGATGCTCGCCGCGGCAGGCTACGCGCACAACGTCCAGCGCATCCCCGAGGGGGTCGAGCGGGAGGCAAGTTCGGGCGAAGCTCCCGAGAAGGCCACCGCGGCGGCCCTCCCTGCACCCCCCGAGGGTGATCCTCCCCCGCCGCCCCCGGCTGCGAAGCCGGGCGGCGGCGGCGGGACGCGCTTCCGCTTCGCCGGTCTCGGCGCGCGGCTCAACAGGTAAGCCCGGAAAGGGAGGCCCGGATGAAATATGACTTCGCCGTCCGAGCCGGAAACAGCGGCACGGTGAAACACGAGATAGGACTTGAGGTCGTGGTAAAGGCCGGGACGCCACCAGCGCCGGTCAGCCTCGTCGGGCAGGAGCTTGTCTTCCTTGTCAGGGAGGCGCCGGAGCGGCCAGTCCTTCTGCGCAAGACGTCTGCGGACGGCGGCATCGACGTGAAGCCCGCGGAGGGGCGCGTCCTTGTGCCCTTCTCAGTGGCCGATACGCGCAGCCTGATCGAAGGCGCCGCTCCGGGCGTAGATCGCGCCCTGACCTACGAGCTTGAGCGGCGCTCGGGCAACGCGCAGCGGGTCGTCCTGTTCGGCACTCTGACCGTGATCCGGGGAGCGAACGATGACTAGCGTGGTCGAGGTCGTTGTATCTCCGCCCGCCGTCGTCCAGATCCTGACCCCGCGTCAGGAGATAGCGGAAATCAACGTCGGCACGCTCGGCCCGCCGGGGCCTCCCGGCGACCCGGGGCCGCCCGGCTTGCCGGGGGAGCCCGGCCCGCCCGGGCCTCCCGGTCCTCCGGGGAGCACGTCTCTGCGCTTCGACGTCGTGACGCCCGCGGGCGTCTGGATCGTCCCGCACGGGCTCGGTCGCGCGCCCGCGGCGCAAGTCTTCATCAACGGCGGGGAGCTCGTCCTCACGGACGTGTTTTCGGACGCTGCCGCCGTCACCGTCACCTTCGCCTCTCCGCAGGCGGGGCATCTGATCCTGATCTAGGAGAGCGAAAAAATGCCGACGAAAATCTTGAACGGGCTGGACCTGCAAGGCCAGCGCATCACGGGCCTTGGCGACCCTTCGGGGGCGACCGATGCGGCGACCCGGCAGTATGTGGACAACGTGGCGCGCGGCCTGACGTGGAAGGCGCCCGCCCGCGCGGCGGCCACCGGGAACGTCACCGTCGCCTCCCCGGGGGCGACGATGGACGGGGTGACGCTGGTCAACGGGGACCGCGTGCTCCTGATGAACCAGACGACGCAAAGCCAGAACGGCATTTACGTCTGGAACGGCGCCGCGACCCCGCTCACGCGCCCGGCGGACGCGGACACAGACGGGGAGCTTGCGCCCGGGACCGCGATTTCGGTCACGCAAGGCACTGTCAACGGCGACCGGACCTATGTCATCATCAGCGATACGACCATCCAGATCGGCACGACCGCGATGGTGTGGGCGCCCATCGGCGGCGGGACGCCCTACACGGCGAGCAACGGTGTCGCCCTGACGGGGCAAAACTTCGCGGGCGTGGTGGCGTCGGGCGGCGGCTTGACGGTCGGAGCGGCGGGCTTCGCCATCGACACAAGCGTGGTCGCGCGGAAGGTCTCGGGCAGCATCGGCAATGGCTCGATCACGACCGTCGCGGTGACGCACAACCTCAACACCAAGGACGTCCTTGTCGAGACCCGCCTTGTGGCGACCGACGAGCTGGTCATCACCGATTGGGTGGCGACGAGCACGACGCAAGTGACGTTCACCTTCGGGACGCCCCCGGCATCGGGGGCGATCCGCTTCACGATCATGGGTTAGCGGAGCGGGGGGCGGCGCTCGCTCCCTTCCCCGACACACAGCGAGGGACGTCATGTCGCTTTTCTCGAAGGCTCTCGCGCTGCTCGGCGCTCCGGCGGTCGCGTCCGCGACGGAGGGTCCGCGCCGCCCGTCCGCGGGCTACATGCGCGGCAACCGCTCGGTCGCTATGGCGTCGTGGCGCCCGGCGCTCCGCGAGACGCAGGATGACATCTCCGAGGCGTGGAACGACGCGGCGGCGCGGGTCATCGACCTGATGCAGAATAGCGGCTGGATCACGGGGATGCTGGATCAGGCTGTGGCGAACACGGTCGGCTCCGGCTTGCGGCTTTTCCCGCGCCCGGAAAACAGCCTGTTCGGCATGAGTGATGCGGACGCGCGGGCTTGGGGCAAAGTCGTCGCGCAGCGATGGGAGACGTGGTCGCGGGAGCCGCAGGAGTGCGACATTCACGGCCAGCGGTCGCACGGCCAGATGCAGGCAGCGGCTTTCCGCTCGTGGATCGCTACGGGCGAAATCCTCGCAGAGCTTCCCTATCGGCGGCGACCTTGGAACCGCTACGCGACGAAGGTTCGGCTCCTCCCGCCGCACCGTCTCTCGCGCAAGAGCGACAGCATTCGGCGGCTCGTGAATGGGGTCTATCGTGACGCGGACGGGATGCCTGTCGGTTATCGGGCCGAGCGAAAAGACCCGATCCTCGGCACGGTCGAGTATGACGTCGCCGCGCGGGATGCGCAGGGGCGGCGGCGGGTGATCCACATCTTCGACGGCCCTCCCGAGACCTACCGTGGCATCAGCCCGGTCACGCCTGTCCTGCAAGTGGCGCGGCAGTTCGACCAGCTTTCCGACGCGACCCTGACGCAGCAAATCGTCAAGACGCTTTTCGCCGCGACGATCACGGGCGACGAGCCCACGGCGGAAGTGCTTGAGGGTCTTTTGACGCCGCAGGAGCGCGCCCGCATGTTCTCGGAGGGCGGCTCGCCGCTCGAAGCCTATCTCGACATGGTGGGCGGCTTCTACGACGGGGCGACGATGAACCTCGGCGTCAACGGTCGCATCAGCCACTTGTTTCCGGGGCAGAAGCTTGAGCTTCACACGGCGTCAGCGCCCGGCTCCGACTACGAGGCTTATGCAAACCATCTGCTCCGCGAAATGTCGCGCTGCCTCGGCTTGACCTTCGAGAGTGCATCCCTCGACTACCGGGGGGCGACCTATTCCTCGGTCAGGATGGGGTCGGGCGAAATGTTCGCCGTCACAAGTATGCGGAGGCAGTTCGTGGTGGCGCCCTTCTGTCAGGCGACCTACGAGGCGTGGCTTGAGGAGGAGGTCGCAAACGCGGGCGTGCCCTTCCCGGGTGGCTATGAGGCTTTCCTCGCAAACCGCGTGGCGGCTTGCCGGACCGACTGGCGCGGCTCCCCCAAGCCGCAGGCGGACGACCTCAAGACCGCGAAGGCTCACGAGATCTGGAAGCGGCTCGGCGTCGTCTCGGACGAGATGATCGCCTCCGACCTCGGAGTGGACATCGAAGACGTCTATGCGGCGCGCGCCGCGGAGGTCGAGCTTCGGAAGGGTTACGGCCTGCCGGAGCCGGAGCTTATGAGCGCAACTGGCGGCGCCCCGGGCAACCCCGGCGGGGCCGCAGAAGACGGAGAGGACGAGCAGGATGACGCTCAAGCTCAATGATGCCGACCCATGCGGGACCGCGGCGCAGCTTCGGCAGGCTTACGCGGACCTCGTGGTCGGCGGCAAGGACCAGATGGTGACGTTCAAGGCTGGCGCTAACGGGGTCGAGAAGTCGGTCACATACAACCGGGCGGACCCGCCCCGACTGCTGATGCTGGTCAGGGAATGGGAGGCAAAGTGCGCGGCGGCTTCCGGCGCGCGCCCGCGCCGCTTTGCGGTGCGCGGAGGAGGAGCGATCCGATGACCGACGACGAACAACCCGGCGCCCCGGCGCTCAACCCCGCTCGCGCGGGTCCGGTCCTGATGCAGCTTGCGGATCGCGTCCTCGGGCGCCCGCTCCTCCTGCATCCGACCAAGGCGGAGGTCATCCTCCATGTCCTGCAAGGGCGCCTCCCGCTTGACGGCTCGGAGCTCGCTCCGCTCGGGCCGGAGGCCAGCCGCTTTGTCGGGAGCTCGCGCGACGAGCGCGGCAATTACCGCACCTATCGGGTGCAGGACGGCGCGGCTCTGATCAGCATCGTGGGCTCGCTGGTCAATCGCGGGGCGTGGATCGGGACGTCATCCGGCATGGTCTCCTACGAAGGCTTGGCGAAGCAGATCGGGGACGCGGCGGCTGACCCCAAGGTCCACACGATCCTGCTCGACATCGACAGCCCGGGCGGAGAGGCGACCGGGATGTTCACGCTTGCAGCGAAGGTTCGGGAGATCGCTGCGCAGAAGCCGGTCATCGCGGTCGTCAACGACATGGCGGCGAGCGCGGCCTATGGGATCGCGTCTCAAGCGACGGAGGTCGTAGTCTCCCCGACTTCTATCGTCGGCAGCATCGGCGTTGTCCTGACCCACCTTGACCGCTCCGGCGAGCTTGCAGCGAAGGGCATCAAGCCGACCCTGATCTATGCGGGGCGGCACAAGGTGGACGGAAACCCCTACGGCCCGTTGACCGATGCCGTGATGGGCGACCTTCAAGCCGAGGTCGCCAAGTTCTACGACCAATTCGTGGGCCTCGTCGCGCAGGGACGCGGGGAACGGCTCACGGAGCAAAACGCCCGCGCCACAGAGGCGCGGACGTTCCTCGGGCAGGACGCGGTTGACCGTGGCCTCGCTGACCGCATGGCATCGCTCGATGCCGTCCTCGCGTCCCTGCACCCCGCAACAAAGGCCCCCGCCGGGGGCTGGCAGAAGAAGGATCGGAAGATGTCCGAAACGACCACCACCACCCCGGCGGCGGGGATCACGCAGGAGGCGCATCAGGCCGCGGTCAACGCCGCGCGCGCTGAGGGCGAGAAGACCGGCGCCGCCGCAGCCACCGCCCGGATCGGCGCAATCCTGCGCAGCGAGGCGGCAAAGGGGAAATCCTCGCTTGCGATGACGCTTGCCTTCGACACGGGCCTGTCCGCAGCGGAGGCCGAGAAGGCACTCGCCGCGGCGGCGCCCGAGACCCCGGCCCCGTCCGCGACCGACCCCATCGGCCAGCGCGCCGCCGGTCTGGCCGAGTTCGGCGCCGCGCCTCCGGCAGTGACGCCGGACGCGCGGGCGAAGTCCGGGTGGGCCGCGGCGGTGCAGAGCGCCAACAAGGCGATTGGCGCCGCCTCGTAAGCGCGCCTGAACCCCTTACCGAGGAGCATTGACCATGCCCACCGTTTTCAACGAAGGCCGCCACACCGGCGAGGGCCTTCTTTCCGAGCTGCCAGGCTCGCAGTCGCGCGAAGTGATCACCGTGGCCTCCGGCGCCGGGATCATCGCGCCCGGCTCCGTCCTTGGTCGCGTGAGCGCTGACGGCAAGTTCGTCCTCTCGCCGCAGACCGGATCGACCGGCGCAGAGACCGCCGTCGCCATCGCGCTCTACGGCTGCGATGCGACGAGTGGCGACCAGAAGATCACCGCCATCGTGCGCGGCGCGGAGTGGAACGGCAACACGCTGACCTATCACGCATCCGTCGCAACCGCGCCGAACCGGGCCGCCAAAGCGGCGCAGCTCGCCGCCGCGGGCATCATCGTCCGCAACTGACGCGGCAAGGAAGGAACAGAGCCATGCTCGACATTTTCAAGACCGACGCTTTCAGCGTCCTGCGCATGACGGAAGCCATGCGCGAAATCGCCTATGTTCCCGGTCGGGTCGGCCAGCTCGGGCTCTTCCAGACGGAGAGCATCGACACGCTGGACGTCGCCATCGAAAAGGCGGACGCGGAGCAGCTCGTGCTGGTCCCCTCGTCGCCGCGCGGCGGCCCGGGCGACACGAGGGACTTCGCCAAGCGCGCCCTGCGCAAGCTCTCCGTCCCGCACTTCCAGCGGAACGACGCCATCTATGCCGACGAAGTGATGCAGGTCCGCGCCTTCGGAAGCGAGACGGCGGTCGAGACCTTGCAGAGCAAGATCGCCATGAAGGCCGTGACCCACTCGCAGGACTTCGCGCTGACCGAGGAGTATCACCGCCTCAACATCATCAAGGGCGGCAATTTGCTCGATGCGGACGGCTCGGTGCTCTACAACTACTCGGTCGAGTTCGGGGAGACGCCGCCCGACGAGCTCGATTGGGACCTCGACAACGCAAACCCCGCCGAGGGCGCCCTCCGGCAGCGGTGCGCGGCGGTCACGCGCGCCATCGCCACCAGCCTTGGTGGCCTGCCCTACCGCGGCACCCACGCCTTCTGTGGAGACGCCTTCTTCGATGACCTGATCCGTCACCGGGAGGTCCGCGAGACCTACAAGGGCTATGCGGAAGCGGCCACGCTGCGGGCGGCCTATGTCAACAGCGGCGCCGGGGGCTCCTACGGGGTCTTCGAGTTCGGCGGCATCACGTGGGAAAACTACCGCGGCGGCGGGCCGATCAGCATCGACACCGACAAGGTTCACATCTTCCCGCTCGGCGTGCCGCAGCTGTTCAAGACGATCTATGCGCCCGCCGACTACATCGAGACCGTGAACCGGCCCGGCCAGCGCCTCTACGCGAAGCAATGGCCGATGCCGAACGACAAGGGCGTGAACCTCGAATACCAGATGAACGCGCTGCACTACTGCACGAGGCCGCGCGTCCTGCGTCGGGGCCGCCGCACCTGATGCCTGACCCGCCCCTTCGGGGGCGGGCTTAGCTCCCTGTCTGACTTGCCGGAGGTCCGCGAGCGATGCCTTCCCGATTTGACGACCTGATGGGCGCCGCCGACGCGGCAGTCCTTCGCGCTTTCGGGGAGCGCGAGCCCGCGGTCCTCCGGCCTCGTCGCTCCTCTCAATACGCGGCGCGGTCGGCGGACCCAGCCCGGCCAGTGCTTGAAGTCGTCGGTGGCGTCTTGAGCATAGGCTCTCCCGTGGCGCCGATCCGCGGCGCAGCGCAGGGGGAGTTCGCCGGGACAACACGGATCGCGTCGGCGGCGCCCGAGTTCTTCCTCCCGGAGGCGACTGTGCTTCTCCTCCCTTACGCGGTCGCCGTGGGCGACCTCATCCAATTCCCGGCCCGGGCAGGCGCCCCGGCCTATGCGGTCGCCTCAATCCAGCAGTCGGAGCTCGGCGGCCTGAACCTGCTTCTCGTGTCTGAGGATCAACCGGAGTGACCCTATGAGCATCTCGCGCCTTGCACTTCGGATCGTGACGGCCCGGGCGCTTGCGGGGGTGACGCTCGCGGGCAGCCGCGTCTATGACAGCGCGGTGGAGCCCATCGACCTCAAGGTGCGGGAGCAGCGCGCGCCTTTCATCGTCGTCCTGACAGACGATCACGACCGGCAGGTATCCGGGCGGGACTTGAGGATGGGGACCGACAGCGTCGAGCTCGTCCTTGAGGTCGCCGTCGCTACGACCGTCCGCGCGCAATCGGGCGCGGACGAGGAGGTCATTGTCCCGCACACCGACGAGGGCATGGAGGTGATCCTCGATCTGCTCGGGCATCAGATCACCGAGACCCTGATGCAAGGGCAGGGGCCGTGGGCGAAGCTCTGGCGAGACTTCGTGATGCGGACCCCGCGCATCATGTCGAGACGGGGTGCTTCGGTCGAGAATGGTCTGCGCTTTGCCGCGCGGCAGATGATCGTGACCTGTGACACGCTTGCGGACCCGATCCGCGGCGGGGAGATGTCGGGGCCTTGGCTGCGGCTCCTCTACGCGATGGAACAGGACGAAGCGACCGCCGGAATTGCGGCACTCGTCCGCTATGCCGTCGAAGGCGACGTGCCGCTTACGCCGGAGGCGCTCGCGGCGGCGACTTTCGGGCTTGCGCCGGAGACGGTCGCGGCGATAGGCGAGGCGCCCGTCCGCGATGCTCAAGGCGCGCTTGTGCCGCTGACCGAGGTCGTCGTGGCCATCGACGGTGCGCCAGATTGGGATCTGACCGAGGAGGCCGCCGACGAGGCGGGGGCGTGATGCGGGAGCTTGCGGAGCTTGCGGGGAGGATCGCGGACCTTGAGCGCCGCGTCTTCGGGCTGATGCGACACGGCACGGTCGCCGCGGTGGATGCGGGCCGCGGGATGGTCAGGCTTAAGCTTGGGCAAAGCACCGCGGGCGGCGACTTCCTCGGGCCTTGGGTGCCCTACAGCCAAATTGCGGGGGCGATGAAGGCGCACGTCCCGCCAGCTGTCGGCCAGCAGATGACGCTCATGTCGCCCTCGGGAGACATTCGGCAGGCGGTCGCGCTCCCCTTGACGTGGAGCGAGCAAAACGAAAGCCCCTCCTCCTCCGGCGAGGAGAACGTCGTCGTTTATGGCGACGTGACGATCAAGCTCACGGCGGACGCCTTGCGGCTTGACGTAGGGGCCGTCTCGCTCGTCGTGAGCGCCGCGGGCATCAGCGTGACCGGCGGGCGAGTGGAGCACGACGGGAAGAATATCGGGTCCAGTCATATTCACGGCGGGGTGGAGCGCGGACCCGCGAACACCGCTCCTCCTGCCAACTGAGAAGGAGACGCGGATGCCTGCTTACAGGATCACGGAGAAGGCCGGGCGCTTTGTCGCCGGTCGGTCGAACACGGGGGCGGGCGCGGTCCTGTTCCTGACCGAGAAGGAGGCCGAATATGAGCTCAACCTCGGGACCATCGTCCTTGACGGAGGAGACGCGGGGGGCTCGCAATCGGAAGCGCCTGCGGCGGAAGGTGATGGCGAAGGTTCGGGCGAGGGCGAGGGCGGCGGGGCCGCGGAAAACCTCTCGAAGATGACGAAGGCGGAGCTCGCCGCGCTGGCGGAGGCGCGGGGCGTGACCGTCTCGGGCGGGGCGACCAAGGCCGAAATCATCGCGGCCCTCGTGGCGGCCTCGGAGGCGGGCGCTGGCGCGGCCTAAGCGCCCCCCCCCCCCCCCCGCGGGGGTTGGGGCGGGGAATCGCGGGTGGGCGGGAACCGGCCAC